TTTGTCACCTCTTGTAGTAGATGAAATATATAATAATCCATTATAATTATACTATATCGGTTTGAAAATCACAAGAGGTTTAGTGTTATTTCGTGATATTTATACTAAGTTTATGTATATGCATTGTACATTTTCTTAGAGTAAGGAATAAAGCTCTCAGAACCATTCTGAGAGCTTTGCTAAATACTTATGGATATCATATTACATTTCCTTTGTCAGTTTATTTATTGCCTACACTTTTAGCACTCGTAGTGACATTTGTTTTTGAAATAATCATTTAAATATATTATATCAAATTATTCCCCAAATACAATAATATTACTCAAACCTAACAATAATTTGCGCTATTAATCTGATTTCAACAGTAATATAATAAATATGAAAACAGCTGTAGTTACCTCAGTGAGAAATACGGCTGAAAAGCAGAAGTGTCATAGATCCTGTCCGTTATTTGTCCGTTAAAGTTATAAAAACATACTCATAAATATGCTAAACTGCCGGAAGCACATACTCAAAAAAGTACGTATTATAGGCATTTGCGGGAATGTGCAAAAGATACAGGAAACGAAATGCGGAGTTCGATTCCTTCTGCCCCTGCCATTCAAATTCTACAACATAAAAAATGTTGTAATAAGCCAATACGGAATAGTCATTCTATCATCTCTGCTCTCCGTATGAATAAAGCGTCGGGAATAACTTCTCGGCGCTTTTGCTTTTCCCTAAACAAGAAATCTCCCGCCCTCAAACGAGAGCGGGAGAAAATTTTTACATCACTTTAATAAATGCGCCCGGATAATATTTTTTGACTTTTGCCAAATATGCCTCGGCATTTTCCCTGGAACTAAAAGCCCCGACCTGCACATAGAACATTTTTTTGTTGTTCTTGCGGTATGACTTAACCAGTTCCGTGAAGCTGTCCCACTTGGGGCGGATATACACGGGGCAGTTTTTATATCCATCGTCCAACTTGTTCAAGGCTTCAATGCTGCCTTTTTTTCCGTTGCGGACATTGCATCAGTAGTTGTGGGTGTACAGATCTCCGCCGTATGTATCCAGCAGATATGCTGTCAAACGTGCAGCATTGTCACGTGCCTTGCAGTCTTTTTTATCGCCGCTGCCGTTCATAATACATTCGATGGATATGGTTTGCATATTTCCGGCAGCACTGCCGTATGCGTCTGCCTTTCCCTTTTGCCCTGCGTGCCAGGACGTGTAGTCAATGGGCAGATTCTGCCATGCCCCCACATCGTCAACATAAAAATGCACACGTACAGTGCCCATGTTTCCGTTAACTGTGGCACGTGTGTACTGCTCAGCGGGCGTTGTGTTGGCTGCTGTGCTGATGCGGTCATTGTTGTGCAGGGTAAGCTTCTTTTCAGCGTCCGCCCTGCCATTTTCTGCAGCAGATATCTTTTCCTGTGAAAGCTGTTCGGCAGTTTTCTGACTGTCCTGCCACTTTCGGAACGCTTCCATTTCTTCCTTTGAGGGCTGTCCCTTTGCCTGCCTTTCAAGTCTCTGCTTGACTATTGCGTCAAGCTCTGCCTGGGTAAATGTTTTTGCCGTCTGCTCAGGCTCAGACGTAGATACAGCCTTTTCAGGGAGATTTGCTCCACCCTTTACAGCCTGTGTGGGATCACCTCCGTAGGCTCCCGTGGAGCCATTTTCAGCCTTGTTGGTTTCGGTTACGGTTGTGTTTGTTTCTGCCATTATGATTACCTCCGTTTATAGCCTGTCGGCTTGTTTTTCCGTCCTCAGTTTAACGCCGTAAGTACGTTTAGGGCATAAAAAAAGCAGCCGTAAAGCTGCTGATTTACTGTTTAACCCCCTAGATTTCGAGGGGCTTATGTTTTGGTGGAGCCAACAAAACGTGATTTATAGCCATTTTGTTGAGGTCAGCTGAGGATTACAGTACAACGCCCTCAATTACTGCTCTTGCCTGCAATATAGCGATATAATCTTCCATCGTCCTCACCTGAAACTCATACAGTGATCTGGGACACGTAGGCGTGAAGTTCAGTTCGCCCTTATCCCATTTTTCAAGCATTGCTTTGAGCTTTTTGCAGTGTATCGCAACCTGTCCGTACTCGGCTTTGAACCTGTCCTTGTAATCGGAGCTTGCCATAAGCTTGGCTGTGTCTGTCAGCTCCATAGGTCTTGCTGCTGTTTCGTTCATAACATCATATCCTTTCTGTTTAATACCTCTGAACGGTATAATTATTCGCTTACAGGTTCATAAGTCTTTTCAAAGATATCAGGCTTGCAAGGATACTGTTCTCCGTTCACACCAGTGATGATGTAGTCGCCGACAGATGCCGTCATATCACCCTCTAATGTGTGGATAACGACTTCCTTGTCAGTCTGATACGCTTCTACCACAACAGGCTTCTTGCGGTATTTCATGACATCATATCCTTTCATTTTGATATAAAAACAGCGCATATGTTACCGACAAAAATGTCGTAAACATACACGCTTGTGTGGGTATAAGAAAACCGCCTTGTTATTTCAAGCTCTGAAATATTGGTTATTCTTTCGGAAATATATTCCACATTCTCACTCCTCCAATAAAAAATCACCCTACTTGTGTAAGGTGATCAAAAGTCGATTATCTTTATATCTCCGCAAATTTCCGATAAGCATTTTCCGTCAAAAAAAGGGCGATCCATAACATCGTCAATGCTGTTGACGGTTAAAGTGTTATCACCGCACCACATATCGAATTTGTTTTTTGAAAACGGGTCAACGCCACAGGATTTGCCGTTGAATTCAAATGTGAAATGTGATGCTATTTCACTTATTCTGCTTTTTATTTTTTTAGCTGTCATAGTATATCACCATTTTCCATGCGTTCCTCATCTGTTAAATTTCGGGCTTCACTACGGGTTACATCTCCGTTTTCATCATATGAATAATCGTGAGCGTGTTCACCGTTTTTGCCAAACGGGTGGTTTTTGGGATTGCCATGATCATGATTTGAAACTTGCTTGGTCTGCTTGCCGTTTCCATCATAATAGTTTCTGTCGATCCCGCCCTTGGTATTTTCTCTTTGGGTAATGCTGTTGGGTTCGCCTGTAAGGTCAGTCCTTTTAACGATTTTTACAGGGGTACCGTTTGCGTTTGTGGTCATATTCATTATACCACTTCCGCTGCCATTGTCAAGCCCTGATTTCGCCTTCCTCTCCGCCCAAACCGTCTTGCTCGACCTGCTCCTGTCATACCCATAAACCTGAGTGCGGTCATTGTGCTGTTTAAGCCCCGTCTCCTTGCAGTAAGTTTTGTATTTCTCCCTCTGATTGCGAAGCCGTAAAGAAGCTTTCTGCAAGCCCTCAGTGTCGCCCGTTTCCTGTAACATCATACATTCACGCTTGGCGGCTCTTATGCACCGTTCCATAGCTCTCTGCTGCTGAAACTGCATATACCGCCTGTCATTTTCCTCTTTTGGATAGGGGAAATATCTCTGAAAGTTGATGCCAGGAACGAACGGATATTGAACGTGCCCGCAGTTTATGCCGAAAAGTCCCGCAGGCTGACCGTAGCTCGTTTCCGAAAGGGGAGTGTAATATATCTTGCCGCCTGCTCCGTCCACAGTCACCCCCTTGGAACCGTCACGGCTGAATATCCTGCCCTGATAGGTCGCACACAAGGGACGTGCGCCCATGTGTGAGGAGACCTCGATAAGATTTATCCCGTATTCATCGCATCGTGCGTCCTGCGCAGCCCTCGCAGTGTTTCCGAGAGTTGACCGCATATCCATCATAACGTAAGCCTCAGGAGACCATTCACGCCCACGCTTGTCAACGAAAGCGGGAATGCCCTTTTGAGCAAGCTCCCGTATGGTTTTCCTTGTTGCTTCCTGCAAGGACATCTGCCCCGATACAGCCTTTGCCGCACCCTTGCCCATAATGTCAAGAGCACCCTGTCTGCCCTCGGCAGTGTCACGATAAATGGCATTCACAGCATTCACATACGCCGATTTTGCCTTGTACCCCATGACCGTGTTCACAAGGTTAAGGTCGCTCGCCGCCTGCCGTTGGAAAGCCTTGGCCGCACCGAGAGCCGATTCCTCCGCAGGAATGTCCGAGAAGTATTCCGACAGCCCCGCAGCATTCGCCGCCTGCACCGCATTGTCAAGATATCCTATCTCAGTCTCAGCCGCCGTCAGAACAGCGTCCATAGCCTGACCGTCCTCGACCTCGGAATATCCCGCAATGATAGCCGCCGCCCGCTTGTCGAAACGTCCTGCCCTCGCAAGCTGCCTTATCCGCCATTTGGACGTGTCGGAAATATCTCCGTCCCGTGAAAGCTGCGCCGCAATTTCCCGCAGGATATCATCTTCCATATCCAGCAGCACCCGAACAAGTGGAGCAGACAGCTCGTCATACTGTTCCCTTGTCACCTGCATCACCGCCCGAAGCTACAAAGCCGTCACCGTCCGAAACTCCGAGAACAGCACTTTCCGCATTTATCCTTTCAAGCTCCCGCTTTGCCGCCTCTTCATCGCATTTCATTATCTCCATAATGGCGGAAATCTTTGACTTTAGCCCCGCCGTTACAAGACTGATGTTGTTTGCGATAAGCGTGTTGTCATCAATAACAACGCTGTCCTTAAACGCCACAGTGACCTCAAGATCACCGTTCGGGACTTCACCAGTGATCATCGCAAGCCTGAGCACAGCCCTGCACATTTTCTCAATGAACTCAACGAGGAGATTTTTCTGACAGCGTATCGTAACAGCCGTCTTGTTTTCCTCGGAAACCACCTCGGTTGCGGTCTTAACTCCGCCCGCCTTGTCGAATGACAGCGAGCCGGGAGAAAGCCCCACCTGAAAGCACAGAATATTCAGCAGCGCATTTATGCCGTCAACGTGCTCTGAAATTCTCAGCTCCACAGTGTTGTCGGTGATTTTCAGGTCCTTGTCCTCATCGCATTTCAGTGCCTGATAAACCTCGTCATCAGCGTCAAAATACCGCTCTGTCTTACCCGTTTCGGGATTGACCACAGTACGAATGCAGGAGCTTGGCACGATTATTCTTTTCTTTCCGAGAACAAACTCACGGGCAAAGCTGTCAAACGCCACATCAAGGGCTTTGAGCGTGTCCTCGCAGTTTGCAAAGCAGCTGATACCCAAAGGCAGCTCCAGCGGAATATTGTTAGGGAAATCAGGCTTGAAATACTGAAACAGGGGAGTGTCGATGGCGTATGTGAACGTGTCTCCCATATCGGGATAAAGCTCCGACAGCGGCACTCTGTCACCCGGAGCATTGGGGTCAGAAGAACGAAACAAAAAGCACTCCACAAGGATATCATCATCCTTGACGGAATGCTTCTCAAATAACGTGTAATAATATTTGCCCTTGGCTGATACCGTGCCGAAAATGCCCTCGGTAATGTCCCTGTTGTCCCATTTCAGCGGATAAAACTGCCGCCCCTCAACAAATGACAGCCGCACCCTGCCCCGTTCTATGTATTCCCTCAGAACACAGCCGCCCTGAGCAAACGCCGCCGAAAGCAGGCGGGGAATGTTCTTCCAGAACCCCTCACGGCATAAAAAATCACGAATGAATGTGTCATAAACCTCCGACCCGCAGGATATGTCCACCTGCTCCGCAAAGCACTTGTGAGAAAACTCGTCGCACAGAATTTTCGCCGTGTTCAGCATATTCATCTGCCGCACAGTGCCCCTGTTCAGCCCCGCACGCTTTACCTCACGCCATTTCGGGCGACCCTCGTAAATATCCTGCCACCTGTCCATATAGCCGCTGTAAAAGCCGTTATCCCCGGGAAATTCTTCCTCCGGAAACGCCTGCCGCATTTTTTCTATCATCATCTACTTATCACCCTCTCCATCATCTCCCGCATATACGGCTCCGTGCTGTACTCCTGCGCATCGAGATTATCAATGTTTGTTGTGCCGTCATCGAGGCGGACATCAGCCGTTTTGACCTTGCTATCCCACATAGCCTCTGAGAGCGCATCTATGGTCGATGTGCAGCCCTTAAGTATCTTGTACCGCCCTGCACCCATCATCACCGTGTAGAAGCGTATGCGGTCGTTTATGGGACCCTTTCGGGCATTATGTATTTCCACACACAAATTTCTTTTCGCCGCATCTATGCGCATACCCTCGATGAGTGTCTGCTCTGCGCTATCGCAATATACATTGACCAGCGGAACGCCCCCGAGAATGAGCCTGCATTCTGCAATAAAGCTCGCAAAATCAGCATATAGCTGCTCAGGTGTCGCAGCATCTTTCCTGCGGTAATCGTGAACAGTCACCATATCCCGGAGCCCACGGGTGAAGCCCGTGCAGTTGAATGCGTGAGCCGACTTTCCGCCGCCGAAGTCAACCCCGACAGTGGCAAGCACGAGGTCAAGTCCGTCAAGGCTGTCAATGATAAAGTCATTCGGACGGTCGTTGAAGCGGCGATATATAACGCCCTCCGCATTGACCCAATCGCCCAGCACATAGCGGTCGTAATAGACCGTGCCTGCATACTCGGTTTTCAGAGCCTTGACAAAATCGGGGTCAAGCGTGGGGTTGTCGTCAAGGGTGTATTTCTGACAGTAGATGTCCGCATCACTGTCAAGAAATTTCTTGAACCAGTGCTGCCGACCCTCAGGGTTGCACATACCGTCAAAACGGCTGTAAGGCTTGTCCAGACGTGATTTCAACATATCAAAGACAGCCTCGTTCCACGTCACGACCTCATCGCCATAGCAATATTTGACCGACATACCCCGTATCTTGTCAACCGATGTTTTCTTGTCAGCTCCGAGGCAGTAACACCGTTCTCCAAACAGCATAGCCGTGTTGTCAGTCGTTCGGATAGACTTTACCAGTTCATCGCCCCACAGCTCCTGCAGGGGATATATGACATTTCGGAGCAGCGTGCCCTGAGTATGTCCCAGGAGCAGCACAGCCCCCTCACGTCCCACCACACTGCGAATGCGTTTGGGTATGGCGTAATAGTCCATATACGTCTTTCCCGAACGTGTCGCCCCTGTCTTGACGTTCCATCGGTGCGTAGCATTCCGAAAATATTCCTGCTGCATATCCGTGAACATCAAAAGCCCCCTTCAATTTTGCCGAGGACTTCGTCAAGCTTGGAGAGCGCCGCACTGTCTCCCTCGGAAGAAGCCTTTTCCTTTAACTTAAGCTCACGCTTTTTAAGGGCAAGCTCCTCGTGCGCAATATCCTTGCCGAGTATCTGTATCACCCTGTCAAACGCCTTTGTATCGCCCTGAGCAGCACTGAGGAACATAGACATAACAAGCACCATCTCGTTGTCCATATCATCGGGAGAAATGCCGAGAGCTTCAAGCTGCTCCCTGTCATTGGCAGCAGCGGGAAGTTCAAGCAGAGCCTTCATCTTCTGCTTCATATCCTTTTTGCGCCGCCTTGCCTCACCCGATGCCTTGCCGCCTTTTTGAGTGATTTCTCGGAGTTCACTCGGAGTTCGTTCGGAATTTGATATTAGATTTTTTTCATTCACGGGTCACCACCTGCCGGATTTTGGTATAAAAAATCGGCTGCTATAGTTTCAAATTACAGCAGCCGATTTATCAGTTAAAAAAATTATATTATTTTAAATGCTTTTTTAGGTTATTCATTGATTCAGGTGATAGCTTTTGAAAAACATATCCGCATTCTGTGCAAGCGTATGATTCTGCATTAGCTGGATATTGAAAAGCTCCTCCTGAAGGGGTTTTTTCTTCAGGTAAATAATTGGGTGTTAAATTGTAAAGTTTGATAAAATTTGTGTCTTTGCAGCAAAAAGGACATTTGTAAATTGACATGCTCATTTTGTTTAACCTCCGTCATAATATAATTGCACTTTGTGCATATTTATAATACTACAAATCAAATAAAAAGTCAATACTTTACAACATATTATTTTAAAATAATTTAAAAACCATCGCCTGACGGCCGTGAGGTGCCGAGCAGGCGATTTTGCATTCTTTGCATGATATAATAATACATCAGAAAATTGCCCCGTACCCGCACAGATTTAAAGAATTTCTCCAAGCTCGGATGCAAGAGTTATCAGAAAATCGTGGCGTATAGCCTGACATGTGCGCTCACAGTTCAGTGTATCACAATATATCATAGGAGTGCTTCCGCAGACATTCTGCATAATAAAGCGCTGCTCGTGATCAGGAAATACCGCAAGCGCTCTGTCAACAGCAGAAACCCGCTTTTGAAGCAGAGCGGTATGCTTTTCAATCTGTTCCGTTACCGACTGAACGGGCTTGGATATCCCGCTGCCATGCACAGTGCAGTCAGGCGTGCTGTATATCCTGTCAAATTCGATGGACTTTATTCGGCGCTTGTTATCCTCATAGCTGCGTGCCACGGAAAGCACACGCTTGTAAACCTCTTTGTCAAGATATTTTGGTATGTATGTCCTCAT